TTATTGGATTACTTTGAGGAAGTTATCAGTTACGCTGGCCGATATTTCTTCTTGGATATGGGTGTACTTCTCGGTCATATAACTTGTTGAGTGACCAAGAGCGGCTGCCATATGTTCAATCGGAATACCGGAGGCGACAGCTTGGGAGGCGAAGAAGTGTCTCATCATGTGCGGACGGACATAAATACCGCAAGCTTTTTCTACCTGATGAAAAAGGTCTTCAACACGACTAATAGGAATAGGGAACCCCCTACGATGAGCGTTAGGATAGTGGGCAAGAAAGAGGTAATCATCTGGGTTCAGTATTCGTCCCTGCTCCTTAGCCAGATGGCGTGAGGTTTGAATAGCCGTGCGGAAAAGGTTGCTTGTTTTTTGGTCTAGCACGACAACACGACGGGAGTCTTTGGTTTTCATCTGTTCCAGACCCTGCTTGTTCCGCCCATCACGGCGGTTTGTCCTTGAAGCTGTTAGATGGAGTTCTAGGCGACCGTCTGACCGTTCTACGGGCGTTTTGAGCTGAATACCTGCGACTTCACTTTTTCGCAGGCCAAAGTAGGTGCTACGGAAGATGGTGTACTCGTAATCGCCGAAGAGGTTGCGAGCTGTCTGGTCTATGATTTTGAAATCAGCCAACTTGAGCTTGCGGTTTTGGGGTAGAATATGGCTCTCTCCAATGTAAATTTTTTGTAAGGTATTCTGGGTCAGATTGCCACAGGCGACAGCATCGTTGAGAATAGCCATGAAAATCCCATGGGCTTGTCTGACGCTATGTTTGCTGTGGGTCTTGAGCATGCCATTGATGAAGAGCTCGTAGTCCTCACGGTTGAGGTCTTTGAGCTTGACGTGACCATATTTGGGAAGGAAGTGGTTGGTATAGATGCTGACCTTGTTGGCTTCGGTGTCAGGTGCCCATTGACCAGTTCTAGTCTTTTTATCGTAGTATTTTTCCCAAAACTGGTCAACGGTCAGGTTTTTGCTGATGTGGTAGTCGCCTTGGTCGATTTTATTTTCAATCTCCGCGAGGGCTGACCGTGCCTCGGCAAGGGTTTTGAGACCGCTCTTGGTAACCTCTTGCTTGCGACCGTTGATCATGAAAGAGCGCCTGATGTAGTAACGTTTGCCCTTGGTGGTGCTGTAAGTAAAAATATTTGGGTAATTTGTTGGTATTTTTGTCATTGTTTTTCTCCTTTGTGATGACTTCTGGACAAGGTCTTTTTCACGTCGGAGAGGTTGACATCACCCCCTTTCAGGTGTTAAAATGGGTATAGTAAAGAGGCCTACTGAAAAGCTGGTTTTTACTATACAGGCTAAGTCCATCACTCAAACTTTGGTCGGGGAGAGTGGTGGGTTTTTTTATTTGTTCAAAATTAAAGGAATGAGTATTCCTAAAATAGCAACTGCTGTTCCTATAGACCATAAAATAAGCTCTCTCTTATCTTTACGAGCTTGTTCTAGAGATTCTATTTTTTCATTGGCTAAATCAACTTTAAGATTAGCAAATAAATTCTCTAACTTATTTTCAAAATTATCAAATTTTAAATCAACTTGTTTGGTCAATGCGTCAAATTTTAAATCCGATTTTTCCGAGCTATGCTGAACATCCGTACTGATTTTGTCAAATTTCAAATCTATTTCAGATTTAGTGTATGTTTCCTGTGACATAATAGATTCCTCCTGTTGTTTTCTTGATTCTATTATACCATTAATGTGTGACGGGGGTGCTTTTGTTTCTGCTTTTGCATTATTTAAATACGCAATATTTGTAGGCTTGCTTTTAAAATTGTCCTGTGCTTCCATCATATCATCTCCCATAAGCCAAAATGATGATAGCTATATGCTGTGTCAACTTCTTTACCATTTTCATCTAGCAATACAAATAAAAACAAGAAGTCACTTGGAGCCTGAATTGTAAAATTGAAATCAAAATTTCCTGTAGCTTTTCCATATCCATCTTTCAGTAAGACAAAATCTTGGTTTGCAATATTTACTCTCGTGGCGTGGACTGGATAGTTTGTACCATCTGGGAAATGTGCTGAAACAGATAGTATGTAATTGGTATCAGGTCGTAAATTAAAAAAATCTAAGAAAGCCACTAAAGATACAGAGCCAGGATAGAAATCAAAATTGTTGATAGTACTTAACAGCTGACCATTGCCTGTATTTACAATTTTTAGAGCAGTCATTTTCTCTTTGAATAGATTTTGTTTTAGCGGGATACTAACCATATTTACTCCTTTACTATAAACCAACTATATTCCTAAACTCTTCCTGGATCATGTTGCCCCTCCACCGGTGTGAAGCTGCCGACTACCTCAAAGATTTTGATGTGGGTGTCTTCGCTTGGTGGGAAGGGGATGGTAAAGTCTGGGAACTGGTCTTTGTCTTCGTTGATGGAGACCAGAAGTAGCCCCTCATCGGTGGTGTAGACTTTTTTGAAGTAGTTCTTATCATCGACGACGACGACGCACTCTTGACCGTTGTAGTGGCTAGTGCCGTAGTCTCTGAGGTAGAGGATGTCGCTGTCGTCATAGTCTGGTGCCATAGACCAGCCATCAACCATGGTGGCGATATCGTAGCGGGGTGGCTCTTCATCGGTGTAGACGTACTTGTCGTTGTCGTAGTCATCGTAAGAGAAGCCTGTGGGTCCTGCTTTGGCGGCAGACGTGTAGTAGACTGTGAAGAGCAGTTGCTCTGCGAGTGTTGCCTCGTCCTCCTCACGTTCTAGAACCTCTCTAGCGTAGCCTAGGACGCTTTTTTTACCCTCTGGGGATAATTCCCTCACTGTCTCTATAATCGTCGCTGTGAGTTCGTCTGTGGGCGTCTGTGAACCTGGGGAGGTTTTGGTTTTAGGAGAATACACCTCCACGAGGTCAGACTTTTCCACCTTGAAGAAATTGGCCATCATTTCTATTTTGTCAATTCGAGGGTAGGTTTTTGCATTGACCCAGTCGAGGACAGTTGTATATTTGAAGTTCATTGTTGTGGCAAAATCTTTGACATTCATCCCTAATTTGTTAAGGTGTCTTCTGATATTAGTTGCCATAATTTCTTTATTTCCGAGTGAACTAGTCATAAGTTACCTCCGTTCTCTACATTTATAGTATAACGGGAAAACCGTGTTTTTGTCAAATAAAAATAAAAAAAATAAAAAAATCGGGGTTTTTGTGTTGACAACACGGTTAAACCGTGTTATAATAGTCTCGTAAGGTTGATAAAGACCTTAACAAAAAGAAGGAGGAAAGGCGGATGATGGAACACATCATAAAAAGCCTAGTCGATAAGGAACTCACACTTCCAATCATCGTCCTAGGCTTAGCAAGAGAAGCCCGCTTATGGCACAAACAAGTGCTTGAGCACAGGCGGAACTTGCACAACAAAAAGTAAGAGCAAGGGGCGAAAGCCCCAACCTCTTATCTTTAGTGTATCATCATCTGCCCAAGAAAGCAAGATGGAAAAAGTCGTCTTAGTGTTAGGTGGTCTTTTGGTGGTATCTTTTGTGACCAGACAGATTGTGAAATATAAGAAAAAGTCCAAAAAGAGGTAGGAAGGAGAATAAGTTATGACTCAAGAAACTAGCGGTAGCATTCAACAAACAGTCGACAGCGAAGTGGTCAAGCTGGTTAAAATTTCTGTTTTTCGTGGGGCAGGAACCCCAGAAGATCCAGGACGGACAGTTGAGCAGTATTTTAATTTTGACCATGAATTGATTTACGAAATTGACCCTTGGCGTGAGTATCTTCGCATGCAAAGTAGTCTGCTATTTTCGTCTGAGTAATTGCTTATCGTCGTTGATTGTGAGGATATTTTGGAGAAGTGCTTCTTTTTCTGCACGTTCAACATACCAGCCTTTAATCAATACTTCGATGAAGCGAATCAGTTTTAGCGCTTCTCCTGGTTGAATATCAACAATCAGATTGACATCTTTTTCTGGATGAGCCCCAATGTTTCCGAGTTGGCGGAGGGCATCAAGGACTTTTCTGGTGGTTACATCGACTTTGTCCTCAATCAACTTGATTTCGTCAAAAAGACTTTTTCCTGTGACACCCCAGAAGTCTCTAATCATGCCTTGTAAGCAACGCCGTGACAGGGTTGCTGAGGCTTTGGGACTAAGGTTTAAGATGGCGCAGGCTTCGTTATAGTCCTCAAGAATAACTTGGGGGACGTAATCTGGGAACTGGATAGCTTCGGAAAGCGGGTAGAAGCTGATGCCTTTGTCTGGGAATTGTTTCCCAACACCTTGAATATCGATGGAAATTTTGTGGCAGTCTGCATTTGGACAAGCAAAGAATTGAACTAGGATTTCATCATCACCGTTGCTTACAGTGTCATTGATTTTCATAGCCTTTCCTTGTCGGAAGGATAAACTCTCTTCCTTGTAGGTTCCATAGGTTTCAGTTGCACCTTGCTGGCAGAATGGGCAACGCAAATTATTTTTATCCATAAGATTTCTCCAATCATTTTATTTTCATTATATCACATAGAAAGGGGGTGAGGGGATTTGAAGTTGACTTTGAGAATGCTTCGAGCAGGGACGAAAATGACACAAGAAGAAGTTGCTCAAAAGTTAGATATTGCTACTTCTACATTGAGCAAATGGGAAAACGGTAAATCGTTTCCTGATGTCTCTGAAATAAAGAAGTTAGAAGAGTTATACAATGTCAGTTACGCTGACATTAACTTTCTACCAAACAACACGGTTTAACCGTTTTGATATCCCCGCAACCAGCGGGTAGGAAGGAGGAAGAATGAAAAATTCAATTACAGAGTATGATAATGCACTTTTTATTAATGATTACCGAGTCCCTTATGTTATTAAGGACTCTGTAAAAGTAGATCAAGATAGCATGCAAGTCACGATTACTATCGCGATTAGCGACTATTTAAGGATTCATAAACAAAAAGAACCTGTAGAGGTTTACAAGTTCGACGATAATTTACCAGAGTAAATTAGCTATTGCTTTTGAGATACTGCTTGGGGTGAATGGCAAACCTTCTGACTTTAGAAATTCCTTTGCTTTTGTTTTTGTATCAGAGTTTTCTAAAGCTCGTAGGTAAGAATGTCCAGCCGTTGATATCCTATTGATTTGGTACAACGTCCCGTCAACTGTTGGATAACGTTTTGCGATAACTAGACCATCATCAATAAGATTATCAAGAACTTCAAGGGTTGCCTCAACCATCAGTTGTTTTGGAAAAGTTTCTCTCATTTGGAAAAGTTCTTCTTTTTCAGATAAGAATTCAAACAGTTGGAAGGCATCGTTGATACGCTCGTCATGGATAACCTCTAAAATACACTTATAAATGACAAAATAGTCTAGCATGCGAACCTCACGTTTTTATTTCAGTATAACATATTTTTAATAGCTCTGCCATTTTCCGAAATGGTCGAAGAAAGGGGGTGAGGGGAGTGGAACATAAAATATCCTCTTTGCTTACCTCGCTTCCGAAAGAAAAGCAGATATGGGGCGAACTGTTCATGTGGGTCGTTATGTATGGGATTCTTTACCCTAAGGACAAGCAGGATATGACTTTGACCCGAATTGTTACCGAGACATCAGACGGTAAGAGAAAGACGGTCTATAAACTAGAAATTGATACGGAGGTATAATATGGAATTACAAATTTTCAAAAATGACCAATTTGGTCAAATTAGAACAGCTGATATTAACGGCGAGGTCTACTTCAATCTCAAAGATTGTTGTCACATCTTGGATATTAAAAATCACAAAGACGTGGTTTCTCGATTAAATCCAAAGGGGGTAGCTACTACCGACCTCCTTACTAATGGCGGAACTCAACAAGCAAACTTTATCAACGAAGCTAACTTCTACAAACTGGTTTTCCAGTCTCGGAAGCCAGAAGCAGAAAAGTTTGCGGATTGGGTCACCGCAGAGGTTTTGCCAACAATTCGCAAGCAAGGTGCTTACGTTACGGATTACAAGGCAGTTGAATTGGTCAGCAACCCTAAAGCTCTAGGAGATTTTTTGCAAAGTCTAACTGATCAAGTCAAATCGCTTGAGGCTAAATTGGAAAAACAAAAACCTCAGGTTCTGTTTGCCAACGCCGTCTCAGCCAGCCAGACCTCTATCTTGATTGGTGACTTTGCCAAACTGCTCCGTCAGAACGGCAAGAACATCGGTCAGAACCGTCTGTTTGCTTGGTTGCGGGAACATGGTTTTTTAATCAACCGAAAGGGTAATAGTTGGAATATGCCAACTCAACGAAGTATGGATATGGGGTTGTTTGAAATCAAGGAGACGACCATCAATCATTCGGACGGACATATCACCATCAGCAAAACACCGAAGATGACGGGCAAGGGCCAGGTTTACTTTATGGAGAAGTTGCTGGTCGAGGAAGTGGCATAGGAAGGAGGTGAGGGGATGAGACCTAAACGGTATCCGTATAGACAAAAAGAACCTACTGCGGTAACAGTAGATTCAGGAAAAATAGTCCTTGGGAATTGGACTAAAGAACAAATAGACTCAACTAAACAAATCTAATAAAATCACCTTCAACTGTGAACTCATTATTAGATTTAATAGTAATTTGACCTTGCGAAACCTCATCTAAAACAATTGTTCCGTCATCAAAAATATAAAATCTTTGAAAATATAATCGGTCTGAACTGTTTACAAACTTATAGACTAGATTACCTTTGGGAATAAATTGATAACCTTGAGGATGGTCGCTTGGCGATACATACACATGTTGTAAATTTTGTTCTTCTATATTCATATAATCACCTCCTTTCCGTGTTGATTTTTGTGTGAATAAAGAGTGTAAAGGTTTACTCACAAAGCTATTATATCAGAAAGGTTAGAAAAACACAACATGTGGTTGTGGAAAACTTTATAAGCACTAGATGTTGTGTTTTTGATATATATGTGGGAAAAGTTATCTCAACTAATGGAAGAGCGCCAGTTGAATATGAATCGGTTGGCAATCCGTTCAGGAATTAACAAGAGTCATTTCGCTGATCTGAAAAGGGGCAAAATTAAATCACTGTCCTGGGCGAATATGGTCAAGCTCGCTGATGCATTAGACATCAGCCTAGACGAATTTAGATGAAAGGAGGAGAAATGGACGAAAACTTGCGAGGAATTCCATGCGGATACAATCCAGTTGTCTTAGGAAGTATAGTCAGTGCTGATACACGTATTTGTGGAGAGATCGTGACTGTATTTCGTGGCGATATTGTCTTTGGAAATCTGACAAAACTAGATGTGCAGACGGAATGCGATATCAGACTATCTGATTTGTACGATAAGAATAAAGACGATATCCCACCAAACGATTGTTTATATGTCGTTGTCACTGATGGTTTGTCTGGTACTATTTATGTTTGCGGACATACTCGTCGAAATGAATGGAGTGTGTTTGCAAAAACGGCAGGTTATGCCTAGTGCACAAAAAAAACGACTGTGGGAACAGTCGCTAACTAAAAATACTTACTTAGATTATACCACAGGAGGCTAAAATGGAAAAGGTTTTTGATGGTTTTATTGAGTGGTTAAAGGGGGTTATCCTTGAAACTCTTGATAAACTGGTTCAGCTTCGGCTGATGGAACTTGAGGCAGACGTCTATAATTTGAAAGAAGTTGCCGAGAAATTAAACATGAGCCCTGAAACCTTCAGAGCTTATCAGCACGAATATGAGGCTCTGGGTTTTCCTAAAGAGCTTCCTGGAAAGAAATGGAAAAAGCTGGCGGTTTTGAACTGGCTAGCTGATAAAAATTAAGACTTCTGGACAAGGTCGAAAAATAAAGGAAGAGAAATGAAAAAAAATGAAGTTAACACGCCGTCACGGCTGACGAGGCTGGAGAAGTCTGTCAGGGCGGTTGAGTCGAACCAAAAGGAGGTCGACTATCGTCTGAAATTGTTAGAAAAGACGACTAGGCGACAGGAGACACTTATCGGTGGTTTGTTGGTGATTTGCGGGCTGTCGATACTGGTTTCGATGTTGGCAGTTCATCTGGCTTTTCAGTCGGTGGATCGCGTGCATGAGCTGGATAGGCAGGCGGTAAGATTAAAAGACAGCTATTTAGCCAATAGTCAGCGTTTGGAGCGGATGTTCAGAACCGCTATTGCAGGAAAGGAGTATTACGGTGATTAAGCAATTTTTACTCAAACAAGCGATTGATTTTGTGTTCAAGTGTCTCAAGGAGAGCAATCTATCCAGCAGAGACAAGTTGCGCTTTGGGGATGCGCTTGGTCAGTTGGCTTGGCAGTTAGAGCAGGACTTGGACGATGGTCGGGGTCTGGTGGTTGATTTGGACAGCTTGGAGGTGTGAGATGATACGGTTTAAGATTGAGCAGATGGTGATGTCGTTTGGTCACTATGTAGAGACTGGGGACTTTGAACATTTGGGCGATATTGCTCGGATTTTGGTTTGGGATGGGACGTCTGGGGAGGTGAAACTATAAAAACTCTAACGAGAATGGAACTTTTGCTCCAGTCCTTACAGCGATGGAATGCTACAGGAGATGAGGAGCATTATCAGGATTTGCAACGGATTTTAGATTATCAAGAAGGAGAAGAAAATGGCTGTTAGAAAAACAATTGGTACCCAATCAACAGGCTATGGCCGGATTGGTTGTGACATGAGTTTTTACAATGATATTGTGGAGATAGCTGAAAAATGTAATATGACATTAACTTCTGTCACGAATGCTCTGTTAGGTTTTGCTCTTGCAAATAGTGAGATTGTGACAGAGCAGAAGACTATTGAAGTTTGTTCGTTTAGAATTGGCGGGGAGGATTTCGAAAATGGTCACGATCAATAAATTAGAAATTGAAAACGTCAAGCGTATTAAGGCGGTTAAGGTCGAGCCTGCTGCTAAGGGGTTGACGATTATTGGTGGGAATAACAACCAAGGCAAGACCAGTGTGTTAGACGCTATTGCTTGGGCGTTGGGTGGCAACAAGTACAAGCCTAGTCAAGCGATGCGTGAGGGGTCACAAGTACCACCTACTCTAAAAATCACCATGTCAAACGGTCTGGTGGTTGAGCGTAAAGGTAAGAATGCGAGCCTCAAGGTTATTGACCCTAATGGTCAGAAGGCGGGGCAGCAGTTGTTAGATAGTTTTGTCGAAGAACTATCTATCAATCTTCCTAAGTTCATGGAAAGTACACCAAAGGAAAAAGCAGATACACTCTTGCAGATTATCGGTCTTGGTGATGTGTTAGCAGAACTGGAAATCAAAGAGAAAGAACTTTATAACCAACGACATGCTATCGGTGTCATTGCTGACCAGAAGGAAAAATTTGCTAAGGAGCAGGTACATTATCCTGACGCACCAAAGGAGCTTATCAGTATTTCAGAGCTCATTGCACAACAACAATCTATTTTGGCGAAAAACGGTGAGAATGCTCGTAAACGGCAACAGCTAGTAGTCATCGAGCAAAACCATGCGTTCAAACAGAATGAAGTTGATGAACTCAAACGCAAGCTCAGTGAAGCTGAAAAGCAGCTGCAACAATTGACTGATGATTTGACTATCGCAAAAATGGATACTATGGATCTCCATGATGAATCAACCAGAGAAATTGAGGAGAACATTGCTCAGATTGATGAGGTGAACCGTCGTGTTCGAGCTAATTTAGATAAAGAAAAAGCCGAAGATGATGCCAAGGCTGAGCGTGTCAAGTACACTGAATTAACAACGAAGATTGAAGCGGTAAGGCAAGAAAAACGCGACTTGTTGACGAATGCCGATTTACCTCTTGAGGGCTTGATGGTAGATGATGGAAAATTGCTCTATCTTGGTCAGGAGTGGGATAACATGTCAGGAAGCCAACAACTCACGGTGGCAACTGCTATTGTCCGCAAGCTCAAGCCAGAATGTGGTTTCGTCCTCATCGATAAATTGGAGCAGATGGACAAACAGACCTTGGAAGAGTTTGGTGCATGGCTGGAACGTGAGGGTTTGCAGGCCATTGCGACCCGTGTGTCAACTGGGGAAGAGTGCGCGATTATCATCGAAGACGGCTACTCTTTGGAGAATCCAGACTATCAGCCAGCACCTGCTCAACCAGCGGGGGCACCTAATTGGACATTTTAGAAAGGAGTAACACATGCAAATTACACGAGGCAAACGTGCGCGGGCGCAGCGAGTAGTCATCTACGGACCTGAGGGGATTGGTAAGTCGAGCTTTGCCGCTCAGTTCCCAAATCCGCTCTTTATCGACACGGAAGGGTCAACGGATAATATGGATGTGGCTCGCTTGGATAAACCAACTAGCTACACCATGCTAAAAAATCAGATTGCTTGGGTTAAGGCTAACCCAACAGTCTGTCAGACTTTGGTCATTGATACCATTGACTGGGCGGAGACCTTGGTTAATGATGATGTTTGTGCTCAACACAATGTCAGAGGGATTGAAGAAATTGGCTGGGGGAAGGGCTACACCTATGTCAAGGAAGAAGTAGGACGTTTGCTAAATCTTCTCAGTGAGCTGGTTGACTTGGGTATCAATGTGGTCTTGACTGCTCATGCTCAAATGAGAAAGTTTGAACAACCTGATGAAATGGGAGCTTATGACCGTTGGGAATTGAAGTTGGGTAAGAAGACTGGCTCACAAACGGCACCTCTGGTCAAGGAATGGGTTGATATGGTGCTTTTTGCTAACTATAAGACGGTTGTTATGACTACCGATAATGGGAAGAAAAAAGCTCAAGGTGGTCAGCGTGTTCTCTATACCCAACATCACCCTGCTTGGGATGCTAAAAATCGTCATGGTTTACCAGAGGAGCTACCGTTGGACTATGGGGCTATTGCCCATATCTTTACCTCACAAAGCCAACCTGTACGAGCTCAGCCTGATTCTGTCTCTCAAGAACCTCAAGCAGGCACTATGGGACCAAATCCTGTTGAGCGACCAGCACAGGAACAAACGAGCCTAGATGTGAATATGTCGCAGGTTGTACCGTCAGTTACTCCGAATTTTGCAAGAGAAGTTTCTAACATCACTGAGGTAATACCTCAACCTTTGAGGGAGCTCATGCAGTTGGACGGTGTGACAGAAGATGAACTCAGAGGGATTCAATCTGAGCTGAACCACATCCCAACAGATACACCTTTTGAAAATTATCCTGATGGGTATTTTGACTTTTTAGTGAGTTACTGGAACAATCCAGGTTCAAATGGTTCGAGCATTAAAGACATCATTTTGAAAAATAGAGCATTTTAGGAGGAATTTATGACTAAAACAATTAACCTAGACCTGTCCGTCATTGGTGAGGGTGGTCTGCAAGAGAAAGTGGATAAGGAATTGGCTAAGGTCTTTGACAATATCCTTGATCCTAACACCGATGTTAAGACTGCCCGCAAGGTGGTCATCACCCTGACCATGAAGCCTGATGAGGCTCGTCAAACAGTTAACACTGTTATGGATGTCAAGTCCACTCTAGCGCCTCAAACGGGGGTAGCCACAACTGTGCTGGTCGGTGAAAAGGCGGGTACTATCCATGCTAATGAGCTTAAGAGTGCCATGCCCGGACAGACCTTCTTTGACGAAGAAGCTGTCTTGCGGACGGATATTGGGCAACCAATTGATGACCTTGAAAAAGGCGTCAACGAAGATGTGATTGATTTTAATAAAAAGAAAGTAGGTAACTAAGATGTCAGAAAATATCAAAGCAGTCGTGGAATATGGTGTTGAGCTCGCTGGTCGCGAAGAAAAGGTTATAGAGATTGATGGTAAGGATTATTACGACGCCAATAACTACCGCATGGTTGAATTGGAGCCAAAACGCTACCCTGCCTGCCTAGAGCTGCGAACTTTGGCTAGTCTGGTGGATTATCTCAAGTCAGACTTAAATGGAATCAACCAAGAGCGGGTAATGGTTGTGGTTGAAAATCCGACAGAAGTGTCCGTCTATAGTCAAGACGATGAGCGGTCTGTTCGGACACGGTTGGTCAACGTTCAGGCGTTGACACCGTCAATTCATTTCGCTGAATGGGAAGAGGCGTCAGATTTCAATGTTCTGTTGCAGTCCAAGTTCCAAGACCGAGATGATCGCTGGACAGTACTTGAATTTGCGAGTGCATTACGAATTGAGAATGCGGCAGATATCAAAGATGATGGTGTTTCGCAGGTTACAACTATCAAGGACGGAGTGGCTAGTGTCGCAAAAGCCAAGGCACCGAACCCTGTCACCCTACGTCCATACCGCACCTTTGCAGAAGTTGAGCAACCAGCAAGCCAATTTATCTTCCGTGTTAATAAGCGGGCTGAAATGGCCTTATTTGAGGCTGACGGTGGTGCTTGGCGGCTAGAAGCAGTCAACAACATTGCAACCTACCTGAAAGAGGCCTTGGCTGGTCAGGAAAATATCACTATTTTAGCTTAATAGGAGGAACCAACATGACACAACAATACAACCAACCAGAACGCGAGCTTGCATGGGACGATGAAATCGTCCAAGACGGTTCGGGCTTTGTCCAGTTAAAACCTGGTGATTACCAGTTTACTGTTACAAACTTTGAACGAGCCCGTCACACGCCGAATCCGCAAAATCCAGGAAAATTGCCAGCTTGCAACAAGGCCGTTATCACGCTACAAATTGAGACGGCAGAAGGTATCGCTCAGTTGACCCACAACCTGTTCTTGCATACCTCAACTGAAGGCATGTTGTCAGCGTTCTTCGGGGCTATTGGTCAGAAGAAGCACGGGGAACCACTTCGGATGAACTGGAACACGGTGATCGGTTCCAAGGGCGTGGCTCGCATTGGCAAACGAAAAGGAACTGGCCAATATGCAGACCGTGAATACGATGATGTGAAATCTATGATTTATGCTGACGATGTGGACTGGACCAAGGTTTTGAACGGTAACGGTCCTGGCACGCCAGCTTATCAGCAGACATCGCAACAACCAACTTATCAGCCACAAGCACCAGGTCAGCAGCCTTATCAACAACCACAGACACCGCAACAGCCGACTGGGCAATCAACTTGGAGTGGGTTCTAAACTATGGATCTGAGACCGTATCAAGCAGAGGCACGGTCAGCCGTTCAGCAGGAATGGGAAGAGGGTCGCAAACGCACCCTCTTAGTCCTGCCAACAGGGTGCGGTAAGACCATTGTCTTTTCAAAAATTATCGAAGACCGGGTGAGAATGGGCGAGCGAGTACTTGTTTTAGCTCATCGTTCAGAGCTTTTGGAACAGGCCAGCGACAAGCTGATGACAGCGACAGGGCTGGGGACAGCCCTAGAAAAGGCTGAGAGCACATCGGTCGGCTCCTGGTTCCGTGTCGTGGTCGGGTCAGTCCAGACTATGCAACGTGAGAAAAGGCTGAGCCAGTTCCCGCCTAATCACTTTGACACCATCATCATTGATGAAGCCCATCATGCTATCTCGGATGGCTACCAGCGGGTTCTGGGGCATTTTGAAGAGGCAAATGTTTTGGGGGTTACAGCCACCCCAGACAGGGGTGACAAGCAGAATCTGGGCAAGTATTTTGATAGCTTGGCTTATGAGTATTCCCTGGTTGATGCCATCAAATCAGGCTATCTATCTAAAATCACAGCAATCACTATTCCGTTGACTTTGGACCTATCTAAAGTCAGTCAACAAGCAGGAGATTTTAAAGCTAGCGAGATTGGAACTGCCTTAGATCCTTACTTGGAACAGATTGCAGACGAGATGGTTAAGCAATGTGCTAACCGTAAGACTGTGGTATTTCTCCCATTGGTCAAGACCTCACAGAAGTTTCGGGATATTCTAAATGCCAAAGGGTTTAAGGCTGCCGAGGTCAACGGAGAAAGCAAGGACCGTGAGGAGGTGCTGGCAGACTTTGACAAGGGCAAGTACAACGTCCTCTGTAACTCCATGCTCTTGACTGAGGGCTGGGACTGTCCAAGTGTAGATTGTGTGGTTGTCCTGAGACCTACCAAAGTGCGGGCTCTTTATAGCCAGATGGTGGGGCGTGGCACTCGTCTCTATCCTGGCAAAGAAAATCTGCTTTTGTTGGATTTTCTCTGGCATACAGAGCGACATGAGCTTTGTCGTCCTGCCCATCTGATTGCTGGCAGTCCAGAAGTTGCCCAAAAGATGGTCGAGAATATGACCGAAGAAACTGAGATTGCTTTCGAACTTCTGGAAGCCGAAGAAGTAGCAACTAAAGATGTTATTGCTGAACGTGAAGAGGCCTTAGCCAAACAACTGGAAGAAATGCGTAAACGCAAGCGCGCTCTTGTTGACCCCTTGCAATTTGAAATGTCTATCAATGCGGAAGATCTTGTGGACTATGTTCCAGAGTTTGGTTGGGAAATGGCACCTGTCTCTGATAAGCAGAAGCAGGCTCTGGAGAAATTTGGCATCTATACCGAAGAAATCGGTAATGCAGGAAAGGCTACTAAGTTGTTAGACCGTTTAGCCAAACGCCGTGATGCGGGATTGACGACGCCTAAGCAAATTCGACTACTAGAACGCTATGGCTTCCAACATGTAGGTATGTGGAAGTTTGAGAGTGCTAAAAATATGATTGACCGTATCGCAGTATCTGGGTGGCGATTGCCAGCGGGAGTTAGACCGAAAGAGTATCAACCAGAATAGGAGGTTAAATGGCAGATAGAGAATTTGATTTAATCCCCTTGCTAGATCATATCAATCCAGCGACACTGTCTTATCAAGACTGGATAACAGTAGGTATGGCGCTCAAGCATGAGGGCTATACCGCTATGGATTGGGATATTTGGTCGCAGGCAGACAGTCGCTATAAAAAAGGGGAATGTTTCGCTAAATGGGATAGTTTTCAAGGGAGTGGCATGGGTACCGTAACAGGCGCCACAATAACCCAGATGGCCAAGGACAACGGTTGGGTGTCAGAATTTCGTTTAGCTGATGACGCTCATGAATTGGACTGGGATAGCACCATCGACCGTGATTATAAAATCATTGACAAGAACTGGGTTGAGGCTAAGGAAATCAAGGAGCCTGTCAACTGGTCACCAGTTCAGGAGCTGATTACTTACCTTGAAACCATCTTTGACTCAACAGACTTAGTGGGTTATGTGACAACGACATACCCGATTGAGACCGATAATGGTCCTATCTATAAGCCGACCCAAGGGAACTATGACCGCACCGCTGGGGAGCTGATTCAGGCTTTGCAGAAGTGTGAAGGTGACATCGGTGCAGTCTTCGGAGACTACAAAGAAGAAGCTGGGGCCTGGATTCGTTTCAATCCTCTGGACGGGAAAGGGGTCAAGAATGACAATGTGACGGACTTTCGCTACGCCTTGGTGGAATCCGACAGTATGGACCTTGGTAAGCAATATGCCCTCTTCAAGGAATTAGAGTTGCCGATTGCAGCTCTGGTTCACTCAGGTAAGAAATCCCTGCATGCTATCGTCAAGGTGGATGCAAGGGATTATCAGGAGTACCGCAAGCGGGTTGATTATATCTATGCCATCTGTAAGAAGAATGGCTTGGACATCGATACCCAGAACCGTAACCCCAGCCGTCTGTCTCGCATGCCTGGTGTAACTCGAAACGGTCGCAAGCAGTTCTTGGTCGATACAAACATCGGTAAAACTAACTATGAAGAATGGTTTCAATGGATTGAGGATTTGAACGATGATTTACCTGATCCTGAAACCCTAGCCGACCAGTGGGATAATTTGCCAGACTTGGCACCAGAACTCATCAAAGGAGTTCTTAGGCAAGGGCACAAGCTCTTGATTGCCGGTCCGTCTAAGGCTGGTAAGTCATTTGCTTTGATTGAACTGTCAATTGCGATTGCGGAAGGCAAAGAGTGGCTAGGCTGGGCTTGTGAACAAGGCAAGGTTCTCTATGTCAATCTGGAGCTGGATAGACCATCAGCTTTGCATCGCTTTAAGGATGTGTATGAAGCGATGGGACTGCAGCCTAACAACTTAGCGAACATCGACATCTGGAACTTGCGTGGTAAGACTGTTCCAATGGACAAACTAGCACCTAAACTAATCCGTAGGTCACTCAAGAAAAATTATCAAGCCGTCATTATTGACCCTATTTATAAGGTTCTGACTGGCGATGAAAACAGCGCAGACCAGATGGCACACTTTACCAATCAATTTGACAAAGTAGCAACCGAATTAGGTTGTAGTGTGATTTACTGTCACCACCACTCTAAAGGTGCTCAAGGTGGCAAGAAGTCCATGGATCGTGCTAGTGGTTCGGGTGTATTTGCCCGTGATCCAGATGCGTTGATTGACTTAGTAGAACTTGAGCTCACTGAAGAGCTTGTCAAGGCAAGGTCAGAAAAAGCAGCGGCTAAGATTTACCAACAGGCTCTACAAGAAAAAGCTCTGGACTACTACCAGCACGAAGTTACATTGGACGACTTGGAAAGTCGCTATCAGATGCAACAGCACTTTGACAAAGCTATTAAGGATATCATGGTTAAACAGCCGTACCTAGAAGCAGTCAAAAAAGCCCAGCATGAGGTAGAAATAGCTACAGCTTGGCGAGTGGAAGGTACGCTACGTGAGTTCGCGAAGTTCAAGCCAGTTAACATGTGGTTCAGCTATCCCGTTCACTCTGTGGACACGACTGGGGTGCTGGCGGATATTGAGCTGGAGGATAGTAAACCCAACTGGCAGAAAACTACTAAGGTAGCTCGTGAAAATCGTAAATCCAAAGAGCAAAACGCAAAGGAACGCCAAGAATCTCTAAAAAAAGCATTTGAGACGACCAGTTCTTTTCATCCTGATGAGCCAGTAACTAAAAAAGAACTAGCGGAGCATATGGGAGTCAAAGAAAGAACTATCGAAAATTACGTCAACGAAAGTGAAAATTTTGTACTAAAAAACGGAAAAATCTTAAAAATTGAATAAATCACGAAAACGAAAAAAACGAAAATTCTATAACGAAAAAAACGAAAATCAAACAATATTTTCGCGTCGTGATTACGAACATTCTGTATAAATTTCGCTTTCGTTCAAATTACGAAAAAAACGAAAAAGTTATAGAATTTTCACGAAAACTTTGGGGATAACCCCAAGTTTGGGGAGTATTTTGGATTCGCTTGTCAAAAAGTCAAAAAGAGAAAGGGAAAGGGGGCTTTAGACTCCGCCCCCTTATCCCTTGTCTCTCTCTTTGACAAAGCGCGCAACAAAGAAAGAAAGGAAAAAAGAAAATGCGTGTAAGTATTTTTAAAACTAAATTTAACGATAATGATTTTGAATTAAACAACCTTGAAACAGCTGTTGAGGAGTTTGAAGATGAAATCAATGGCCATATATATGAATTGGAAAAGGAAGGGTGCAAGGACATTGACATCACCTTCAAATTCTTTGATGATGGTCGTGCTATTGCCACGATAGTTACCCAAGATTGGTCGTAACTATGATTGAATTTTTCTTACCTATGGCAGAAATTCCAACCACTACCCACCAGATGAAAAAAGTTCGAGTAGTGAATGGGAAGCCGCAGTTTTATGAACCAGCTGAGTTGCAGGATGTGCGGGCTATGTTCATGGGCCTCTTGGCTAAGCATAAACCTCCTGAACCGTTAGACGGTCCTCTGCGACTGACGACCAAGTGGCTATTTCCCAAAATCAAGGGGACGGTCAATGGTCAGTACAAGCATACTAAACCTGACACAGATAATCTGGTCAAGCTATTGAAGGACTGCTTAGAGCGGTCGGGTTACTACGTCAATGATAGCCGTGTGGCTAGTGAGATTGCTGAGAAGTTTTGGGCTGACACAGTGGGAATCTATGTCAAATTGGAGCAGTTATGAAGATTAACTACATTGAGTTTTTTTCAGTTGAAATCCCAAACTGGATGAGGGAAAGTAACCAAAAGATGGTAGAGTTGGGCTTTGGCAGTTTTGCTTACTGGCAATGGGCTAATCAATCGATGAGTGCTATTTGTAACAAGTATGGCAACGATGATTTGATTAACGGGCAGTTTCATCTCATTTGGGAATGGCTGACCCAACAGCAGAAGAGAATGGAGGAAGTGTGATGAATAAGCAGAAATTAATTGAGAAGTATGAAAGCCTTAAAGGGATTTGGAATAGCCCGGGTTCTATCCCGGCATTGGAGTGCTTTTTGCAAGATCTATATCAACTCACCGAACCGCAGAAAGTCGTAATTCCGAAGTTTGTGGCGGAGTACATCAAAGAATACAAAGAAACAAATCAAAATATATACAATCTATTGACCGAATACCCTCCAGAAATTGGTAGTTGGCTAGATGGTAACTATAAGAAGCGACTTGACACCTTCGCCCGTGCTTGGCTTGACTGCTACGAAATTGAGAAAGAGAAGTTGTATACGGTGGAGATTCCTGACCCACATAATCATATCTGGATGCATACTGTTCTTTCAAGAGCTCCAAAAGGACTTGTTAGAGTATGTATGATTAACAACTCTGAATGGAAGTCTATTAGGCAGTACCACTTGACAGAAGCTCAGATTAAGAAGGATTTTGAATGGGCGTGGCAGTTCGCTAAGCCTGTAGAGGAGGTGGAGTGATGAAACTCGGTGACTTTGATAAATTAAAAAAGTTAAACGAGGAATTATACCAACTCGAGAAATTCCTCAGAATATCTGAAAAATGTTGGAATAGAATCTTCCTGAAAGATCTATCCCGTAACCTAAAATTTTCAACGTCTTATGGCTTTCTTAGCGATAGCATTCATTGCTCCTCAAGGCTAGCGGGCAGAGTCCAGCTGGCAATAGCTGAGGAAATAGAACAGATTAAAGAAGACATAAGATTGTTAGGGGTGGAGGTCACAGATGATTCCGAAGTATAGATTTTGGAGTACAGCAGAAAAGAAAATGTATGAGGTTTTCTCTGTTCATCTAATGACAGGCATGGTTGAGGTTGAAAGTGGTAAATATTTTCTAATCCCTCAAGACGGCTTCCTCATGCAATCTACAGGCTTGTTTGATAAAAATGGTAAAGAGATTTTTGAGGGGGATGCGGTGACATATAACTCCTCAAAATCAAAATATATTGTAAGCTTTGGTCAGTTTATATGTTACTTTGCGGCATACAACAAATGCGGTGAAAATATTTTGCGATTAGCACCGGGGTATGGTTGGTACTTAAAACACTTCCGAGATAGCTTTTGGAACGTGTCTGGGGAGGTCATGGATGAGCCTGCTAAAATCGAAGTCATCGGCAACATCCACGAGCACCCAGAACTGATGGAAGATCCATCCCAAGAAATTTTACAGAAAAAAGGAGAACAGCAATGAATAAATGGATTAAAAAAGCAGCCATCGCTGCAATGACAGCCGTAAGCGTGATAACCTTGGCGGCGTGTGGAGATACAGAGGCAACGACAACAGCTCGTGACGAGGTAAGAGCTACGAGAGATTTGGCTGACAAGTTTGCTGATAGCCAGCAGACCCCAACAGACATCGACTACTCGCTGGAGCGGTACAATCTCATTCGCAGAGCCTATTGGGTCAATGGACAGCGTGAAAAGGCTATCCAGTTGCCGTCAAAGATTGAGAAACCGATGGGCTACATCCTTCTCATGAATGGTTCGGCAGTCGTGGGGACTTTCACGGTTGATGGAAAGGTGTCTTCGTTGAACTCGTTTTTGACGCCTGACTCTGAGTATTATGAGTATTCTGGAGGAGACTTTTCGTCAAAGAACGCATGGTTGCCAGATGTGGATGGGTCTTATGGGGAGAATGATAACGGGATTTTCTTCTTTACGCCAGATGGTAAATATCTGGAGTGGACAGGGGAGTACCTTTATTCAGACATTCCATTTGATGTACCAAATGCCATTGTCAATGTCAATTAAGGAGGCGATGATGAAGTCAAAATTTTTAAGCATTTTAGCTGGTGGGTTCCTAGTGGCACTACCTGCTAGCCTTTGGCTATTTTCCCCACAAATCCAAGGTGCGCTGAACCAAAAACACTATGAAGTCCAGAAGGTCAACGAACGAACCTCGTACAAAGTTCGCAAGGAGGCTGAGGACACGGCTCGGAGCATGGTGGCGTCCTACAAGGCGGACCGGTTGGCCTATGAGCAGTATAAGGGGTCGGACAAGGACGAACACCAATCATGGGCTCAGTCCTATAAGCAAAGAGCCAACAGTACGGCAACCAAATACAATGAGTATATATTGAAAAACTCCTACGTCTGGGACGGTAATGTGCCTGAGGATATTGAGCAAGTGTTGGAAATCTTAGAGTAGTGCAATAAAAAAGCCAGCGACTGCTGACTCCGTGGGTATATCTGGTAATTATATTATACCATAAGGAGGGCGAGAAATGGCGAAAGATAAGACACCAGCCCATTATTTGTTGGAGGAATTGCGGATTATCCCGAAGTTGATTGCCGAGTTACGAGCTGATATCGAGGCTACTCGGAGCTCTGTCTTGAGCTCTCCGAAGTGGTCTGATGTGAAAGTTCAAGGCGGTCTGAGATTGTCGCAGGAAGACAAGAACATTGCTATCGTGGATGTGACTGACTACAACACCAAGCAGATTGAGAATTTACTCAAACGACGGCAGGAAATCATTGACTTGCTGATGACCTTGCCAGACATGCTCCAGAGGCACGTCCTGGTTACGACCTACGTCAACTGCCAGACCTTTGACGAGGCTATCGATAGGCTGGAAATGAACCGCAACAACTACTACATGCTGAAGCGCAAAGGCGTGGATAGCTTGGATGAGTTACTAAATCGTACAAAATCAGTACTAAATAATACTGGAACGGTACAAATTGATACTCAAAAATACTAATAGAGGTGGTATTATGGTAGTATCAAGAATTGAGGCAGGGCCAGATGGTCTTGTCGTTCGGAGAGTTGGTTCGAGGGGTTAAGACGGCGGACTGTAAATCCGCTCTCGTAAGAGGTCGCAGGTTCGAATCCTGCACTCTCCATTAAAGGTTATGATGATAGTCCTTCGGGTGACGAACCCGTAAAATGAGGCATAAAGCTGGTCCCTCCTCCGCTTGTTACAAGTGGTTTTGGTTGTCATCTGTAGGAACGTGAGCCGTGATTGGAAAACGGCAGAGGTAGCTACTCGAGCAGGTCCGTGTGACGTCCACGGCAGTAAGCTCTGTGTCGGTTCGATTCCGACTGTTCCTGTTATCTGCTGCCTAGGTAAAGCAGAAAGTATATGTTGCGATATGGCACATCGGCTCGGGTATAATCCGTAGAGGTCGAACGTAGTATGTGGAAGTTGCAACTAAATCATATTACAGGTTTGACTGCATGTGGAAAGGTTGCAAACTGGAAGCATGCAAAGGCGGTTCGAATCCGCCCGCATATATTTCAAGTCACTCGCTGAGTGGCTTTTTTATTTTAGAATGGAGGCGATGACTTATTGCAAATAGAGATGAATTTGGCTTGACTCCAAAGCAAAGGTTTTTTGCTGATGAGTACATCGCCAACAAGGGAAACGCTACGGACGCAGCTAGAAAAGCAGGTTATAAAGTACCTACAGCTTCTGGCAAAGAAAACCTCCAAAAACCTCCAATCCAGAAATACATCAAATCACGGACAGAACCAATTTTGGAAGAATTGAAAGTGACAGGCGATGAGGTCATTAGAGAGATTGCCAGTATTGCTTTTGGCAGGGTGCAGGAAGGCTACTCCAAAAAAACTAACCTGATGACCAATGAAGTTGAGTTAGAAATGCGGTATGAGCATACCGCAGACACTGAAAACCGTCTAAAAGCTCTCGAGATTTTAGGTAGACACCTTCAGTTGTTCACAGATAAATCAGAGGTTCAAATATCTGGGACAGTCACTTTCGTTGATGATGTTCCGCTGGAGGACGATGATGACTGATGTGCAGGTTTCGATGAGGCAGGCTTTGGGGAGGGGATACAACCGCTTTTTTCACTCAAAGAATTTCTATCGAGTGGTCAAAGGCGGCCGTGGTTCTAAGAAGTCAAAGAGTACAGCTCTTTGCTTCATTCACGACATCTTGAAACATCCGTGGGCTAACTTGCTTGTGGTTCGTCGGTTTTCAAACACCAATAAGCAATCAACCTATACAGACCTCAAATGGGCTGCTAATCGTTTGAGCGCATCTCACTTATTCAAGTTTAACGAGAGCTTGCCAGAAATCACTGTCAAGGCAACAGGCCAAAAAATACTTTTTCGAGGTTTGGACGATGAACTGAAAATCACGTCTATCACCGTAGATGTTGGTTCACTTTGCTGGGCGTGGTTTGAGGAGGCTTATCAAATCGAAAACGAAGATAAGTTCTCGACAGTAGTTGAGTCTATTCGTGGATCGTTGGACGTCCCTGATTTCTTCAAACAAATCACAGTCACGTTTAACCCTTGGAACGAACGCCATTGGCTCAAGCGTGTCTTTTTCGATGAAGAAACGCAGAGAGCGGACACTTTTGCAATAACGACAACTTTCCGTTGTAATGAGTGGTTGGATGATGTCGACGTGAAACGCTACGAGGACCTTTATATAACCAATCCAAGGCGTGCTCGTATCGTCTGTGACGGGGAGTGGGGAGTTGCCGAAGGTCTTGTATTTGAAAATTACTCAGTCAGAGACTTCGATATTAAAGCAACTATTAAGCGTGTTGGAGAGACTGCTGCAGGGCTCGACTTTGGTTTTACGCATGACCCGACAACTTTTCCACGGCTTGCTGTTGACCTTGAGAAAAAAGAACTGTGGATATATGCAGAGCACTATGAGTATGCCATGACCACAGAGGATATTTACAAAATGATTGTAGAGACTAATATGCAGAATGCTCTGATTACTGGAGATAGTGCTGAACAACGCTTGATTGCGGAATTGCGGTCGAAGGGTATTAAAAGGTTAACTGCATCAATCAAAGGAAAAGGCTCGATAAACGCAGGCATAGACTTTATGAAGCAGTTTAAAATCTATATCCATCCGACGTGTATCAAGACTATCGAGGAATTCGATACGTACATTTATAAAAAAGATAAAGACGGGAAATGGTTGAATGAGCCTGTAGATGCTAACAACCACATTATAGATGCTATTCGATACGCTTTGGAGCGTTACCATATACAGAGACAAAAGAAAGGGAGCCAGTTCGACATTTTGCGAGCTGGTTTTGGTTTATAAATGACACATAAGGAAACATTTGTAGATAGCACGGGACACAGTCGAATCTTAGAGTTTCGTTTCCACCGTGAGGCTAGATTGAGATACCAGGCTAAGGAATTGAACGAGCTGTTAGCCAACGATTTCGAATTGCTCAGAAACATCATTGAGCATCATAAGAAAATTCAGCGTCCACGGATTCAGGAGTTGCTGGATTACGCTGAGGGAAATAACCATACAGTTAGCGTTGTTAATCGCAGACGTGAGCAGGATATGGCAGATGCAAGAGCAATCCATAATTTCGGACGTGCGATTGCAGTCTTTAAACAAGGTTATCTGGTTGGCAAACCTATTCAGGTTAAGTACGAGGGAGACGGAGACAATCAAGCTATCATAGATGAGTTAGCTAAACAAAACGACTTCCACAGCATCAACAGAGCGCTAGTGTTGGATCTATCAAAGACAGGTCGTGCTTATGACATGGTTTATCGTGCTCAGGATGACACGACAAGAACCGTTAAACTAGATCCCCTTAGTACCTTTGTGGTGTTTGATAATACTTTAGAGGCGCATAGCGTGGCAGGGGTGCGGTATTACAAGGCTGGTCAATTTGACAGCGACAAAGAAATCGTCGAAATTTACACAGATAGCGACATCATTACTTTCAGCTATGATGGCCAACTAGAGGAAATTGACAGGAAACCTCATTCTTTTGGTTTAGTTCCCATAACCGAGTATCTCAATACAGCGTCAGGGGTGGGGGACTATGAGACAGAACTGTCCTTAATTGATCTCTACGACGCTAGCCAGTCTGATACGGCTAATTATATGCAAGATTTATCAGACGCAATTCTGGCCATTTTTGGGCGCATGAGCTTTCCTGAGACGTGCCAAACGCCAGAACAACAAATCGAATTTATGCGCAAAATGCGCAAGGCTCGCTTGATGAATCTCGAACCTCCGACAGATACAGAAGGAAACGAAGGGCGCATTGATGCTAAATACCTCTACAAGCAATATGATGTTGCTGGGACCGAGGCTTATAAAAATCGAATTGTCAATGATATCCACAAGTTTACCAACACACCTGATATGACTGACATGAATTTTTCTGGCCATCAATCTGGAGAGGCTATGAAATGGAAGGTTTTTGGTCTTGATCAAGAGCGGGTGGACATGCAAGCTCTATTTGAAAAGTCTCTGAGACGGCGATACCGATTGATTGCTAATATTGGTAAAGTAGCCAAAGAACTAACAAATTTTGATGTCTCTAAACTCAGCTTTACCTTTACACCTAATCTGCCGGCAGATGCAGGCACTGTTATTGCAAACGCCAAAAATCTGTACGGGATGGTCAGTGATGAGACTGTATTTAGTCTTTTGGAAAACGCAACAGGCGTCAAAGCTTCAGATGAGATAGGACGTTTGCAGTCTGTAGCCACAAAAGAACCAATGGGCAGGATAGCGCATGAAACACAATGATTATTGGGTCAATCGTAGCAAAGCTATTCTCGCTCACGTCGATCGAACAGACATTGATATTTTTGCTGAAATCCAGAAGTTATATGCTTCGGAAGCGGTAGAGATGCAAAAAGAGTTGTTTGCGTTTGTGACAAGATATGCTGACAATAACGCTATGAGCTATCAGGAGGCCCTACAGCGTCTCCGAGGGCAAGACCTGTCAGATTATCAAGCTAACGCTCAGAAGTACCGTGAGCAGGCTGAGAAGGACCCAGAACTACTAAAACGATTGAATGAGCAGTATGCGGCATCTAAGGTAACCCGCATGGAGGCCTTGAACTTAGAACTGGTGTATAAAATCGGCACCATGAACGGAGTGCTCCGAAAGTCGTTCGAGGACTACTTGAAATCAACCGCCAACTATGTTTACCAAAAGGCCTTAGGAGGACATGCAGGAGCCTTGAATGAGCCAGCGTTGCAAGAACTCATAAGGACTCCGTTTAACGGTGCTGACTATTCAGAACAACTCTGGGGGAATACAGATAAGCTGGTTGAGGATGTTAAAGATATCTTAAAACGAGGTTTTGTCCGTGGCGATGATGTAAGAGCTATGGCCCAAGAGTTGGCAACTAAATACAATGTGGCGCGCTCAAGGGCTCAGACCTTAATCAGGACTGACGGGACCTCTATCATCAATCGAGCAACTATCCGCCGATACCAAGACGCCGGGCTTAAGTATTATCGGATTCTAGTTCAGTTAGATGGCAGGACTACTCAGATTTGCCGAAATATCGCCAAGGATGATAAGCGATACCACTTAGACGAGCTCCAGGTTGGTGTTACAGCTCCTCCATTTCATTTTAATTGCCGGTCTACGGTTATTCCAGATGAGGAAGAGTTGGAACGCGATAAGAAATTTGGCATTGATAATGACTTGAACAGCGTAAATGATAATGTTATAATTGAACCAGAGAAATACTTGCAACATCAATTTTCTTATTATGAGCAAGGCGTCCCGAAGTTTATTCCTACCAACACAATTTTTGAAGCTACAAAAGCTATAGCTGGGTTCGGTGCCGATAAAGAATTAAGAATAGCTGATAAATTAGTTCAGATGTATGGTGGGGAGTCAAAAGAATGGACTAAAATGGTCGGTAAAATTGAATCCAATCAGTATATCTTTGATATGCACTGGTATGAAAATAAAAATGACGGTCTTCAAAAAGATATAAAACTTAAATTCAGAAAGGAGAAATAAAATGACTAATAGCATTGCAAAATTACGATATGTCGGCGAGTCATTCGGCGTTGATTCTTTAACCAACGGTAATATTTACGATGTCTTAGAGTTTCTTCCAGATGATTTAGTTAGAGTCGTAGATGATAGTGGAGAAGATTATCTATATAGTTTTACAAATCCAAAACCTATCGACGGAAGTTCCGTAGGGGGGCGTTGGGAAACTGCATAAGCACCTAGAGAAATCTAAGTGCTTTTTTTGTACCCAAAAACAGGAGGAGATATGATTTTAAGTCTGACTTGGCTAATACTGCAATTTGCAATTTTTGTGGTTGTAGGAGCACTTTCAATTATTTTATCTTTATCAGCAATTAAAGGACTAGCTGATTTTTTGATTATGTTTTTCAAGGAGATGTAAATTTTAAATGAAAATCATTGAATGCCTTAGAAAGAAGTTTGTGCCACCCAACCCTTCGATTATTTTTTATAAGAAATTATCAGAAGCAGTATTTGAAGGTTTTAAGAAAGGAATAAAAAAATGAACAAACGGATTAAGAAGAAATGCTTGTTAGCAGAGTTACAGCGAGCTAACAACCTGCAACAAGAGGTCATTGAATACTACGGCAACCAGCTAGCTCAGGTCAAGCGAGAGATGGCAGAATTGCGGGCGATTGTGGAGCAGAACGCTGAGGCTGCCAACAACCGCTTTGACCTGCTAAACAAAGCCGTCGAACAATGGCTAGAGCAGTCCAAGCAGGAGATAGAGGAGATTCGGTTGCGTGCCAACCTTGCTGAAGCTGACTTGCTTGAGCGTTTAGAGGGCTTGCTTCAAGTAGTCTATTTACAGAATGTGGAGGCAACGAACGCACGCTTTGATGTTTTAGAAGCTGAAAATAAATCGATGCGAGTTGATTTAGATGAGGCAGTTATTGAATTTAGGAAAAATAAGAAAAAAGGCTTATTCGGCCGTAAATAATTTAACCGTGTCGAAATCGAGGCGGTTTTCTTTTCGCCCTGTCGCATGGCGTTAAACTAGGCAAAAAATCATCATAGCGTGGCTTATTTGCAAAGGTGGACCAAAACCATTCGGAAGGGACTAGAGAGCGTGAGACGTCCGTTCTCGTGGCTCTGGTGAAGCGTTAGAGGCTATCTGTGACAAATAAGACTAGCAGGAGGAAAACATGAAGAAAACTTTAGCAGAATTACTCAAGCACTCAGCAGATACAGGAACAGGTTCTGCATCTGTTCAAGAAACAGAAACTCAAGAGCCGACAGAAGTAGTTGGCGATGACGGAGCAGAGACCTTTAAGGGTCCGCAATCACAGTCAGAATTGGACAGTCTTATCAACAAGGCCGTGCATAAGTCCTTGGAGAATTATAAGAAGGGCGAGCAAGACCGTATCGCCGAAGCTATCAAAAAAGAAAAAGACTATGCCAATTTATCAGCTGCTGAGCGGGAACGTAAGGAATTTGAAGACCAGCAGGCCCAATTTGCCAAGGAACGGGCAGCATTTGAACAGGAAAAATTGACTGTCCAGGTTACAAAAGATTTGGCAGAAAAAGGGTTGCCTGTTGAATTTGCTGAATTATTGGCTGTTGGTGATGCAGAAACAGCCCTAGAAAAGGTTGGGGCGTTTGAGTCTGCTTTTAATAAAGCAGTTAATGCAAAAGTTAAGGAATCGTTGCGCCAGGATTCTCCACGAAGTGGCGGAACTGGTGCATCTAACGCAACTAACTACGGCGCTCGTTTGGGAGCTACTGTCGCTCAAAACAGCAGTAAGTTAGTGGATTAATCAATACACAAGGAGGTTGTTATGAAAACAACAAAACTAGGCACAAGTGCTGAGATTTTGCACAATTTGCCGTATGAAGCTATCTCTGTGACGGTCGATAAGACGACTACAGGAACTGTAACCGAGAATGGTCGTAAGATTTTAAAGGCCGGTACGTTTTTGGCTGGTGATGGTGCGTCCATCTTTGCTGATCGTACTAAAAAAGTCAAGAAGCTGACTAATGATACATCTGCTGAATACGTTGATGGTATTTTACTGACAGATGTTGACGTGACGGATAGCGATGCATCAGCGGCGCTTGTTTACCGTGGGACTATCCGTGAGGATCGTTGTAACAGTGGCACTGTTGACGCTAACGTCAAGGCTAAACTGCCACATATCCAATTTGTGAAAGGAGTCTAATATATGGCTTTAATTTATGATACAGTTACAGCTGCTAATCTAGCAGGTTACTACAACGCTGCTAAGCAGAATGTCGATACTACTTTTGGGGAGAAAGCATTCCCAGTCACTAAGCAATTAGGCTTGAAGCTGGCCTTTGTAAAGGGCGCGGCAGGTAAGCCAGTTGTTCTTCGCGCATCTGCTTTTGATACTAAGGTGACGATTCGTGACCGCATTTCGGTTACTTTGACCGAAGAAGAAATGCCGTTTTTCAAAGAGTCGCTATTGGTCAAGGAAAAGGAGCGCCAGCAGTTGAATATCTTGCAACAGACCAACAACACAGCTTTAATTGACACTGTTTTGCAAACAATTTTCGATGATCAAACGTCCCTAGTTTCTGGTGCCAAGGCCCGTTTGGAAGCGATGCGTATGCAGGTTCTCGCGACTGGTAAAATCTCTGTGGTTTCTAACGGTCAAAGTCTAGACTATGACTACGGTGTGGAAGAATCTCACAAAGGGACAGTTAAGACGGCCTGGTCTGCCGCTAAAGCTACGCCGCTGGCAGATATTGAGGCAGCAACCAACGCTCTATCAGCTCTAGGTGGTAAAGCCGAGGTCCTTATCATGAATGGCAAGACCTTCGCTTTGGCCAAAAATGCAGCAAGTACAGTAACAATTATCAAACCACTTGCACCTGCTGGGTCGTCTGTCACTAAGCGTGAGTTTACGGACTATCTCAAAGATGAGCACGGTCTGTCTATCCAAGTGGTAGATGACACCTATCGTGACGAGGACGGCACCATCAAGAAATACTTCCCAGACGGGACTGTCACTTTTGCGCCTAATGCTGCATTAGGTCGAACAGTATTTGGCACAACTCCAGAAGAGAGCGACCTTATGTCTGGCGTAAACAACGCCGAGGTGTCTATCGTTGAAACCGGCATCGCCATCACGACGACTAAGGAAACGGACCCCGTCAACGTACAGACCAAGGTATCAATGATTGCCTTGCCATCGTTTGAACAACTGGACAATGTTTACATGCTAGACATTGAGCCTTAACAGCTAGGAGGTGTCGCATGGCACTACTCGACAAGCAAAAGATTATTGATAATATTAAGATTGACTTAGAAATCACGGACAATTTGCAGGATAATTTGCTTAACATGCTCTTGGAGAGAGTGATTAAGCACTTCAAAGCGGAGTACGGCGTCACAGAGATTGATGACGCCTATTCGTTTATCTTCGAGGACTGCACCATCAAACGATTTAACAGGCGAGGTTCTGAGGGGGCAAGGTCAGAAAGTGTGGAAGGGCATTCGGTGTCGTATTACGACAACAAGAATGAGTTTCTGCCTTATGACGATATGCTCCAGAAGGCTTTTGGCCGGTCTGGGCAAGCGAGTCCGGGACGGGTGTTTGTCTTATGAGGTATGCAGACCGCGTTATCCTGATTACAACCACAGCGCAAAAGGAATTGCTGGGCGAGAAAATCGTCAAGAAAGAGTCTAAGCCTATTCCGTGTTTCCGCGGTGGATTTTCCATTGATGAGCAGATGGGGATTTTTGGCAACTATAGCCATGACCGCTTTAAACTTTATCTCAAGGGGAGATATGATGGATTCGTTGAGGTTAAATATCAAGGCAAAATCCGTAAGATAAGCGGTAAAATCCACCATCGGAATCAGACGGTAATCTACCTATGAGCATTAAGTTTAAGGTTAAAGGAGTTGATCGCTTGGTCCGTCAGATGGCCTATAAGAGCAAGCAAGCCCAAGTAGCCACGGAGAAAGAACTAGAACGTTCTAGTTTGCGGATTGAGCGATCGGCTAAGGTAAATGCCCCTGTCAAAAAAGGGGTGTTAAGGAATACTATTTTCTCAATAAAAGCTGGCAAGTTAACGTATAAGGTTACAGCACCTCAGCACTATGCGATATATGTAGAAAAAGGGACGCGTAAAATGCGCGCTAAGCCGTTTATGGCTCCTGCAATCGATGCAGAAAGACCGAAGTTGATCAATAATCTAAGGAAAATTTACGGAAAGTAGGTGAAGCATGACGCACTATTCGCCATCTACCCTATTTTTAAGTGACATTGCCAAGCGGTTGGAAGTTTTGGCTATTCCAATCTTTTTTAAATTACCTAGCGCTGACCAAATGGAGCCGTTTGCTGTCATTGGGTCTAACAACTCCGATACCTCACGAACTGCCCAGACGGGGGTCTTGATTGAGGATATACGGGTAAATATTGACTTGTACCTCGATGGGACTAGTCGGACAGAGGCCGAGGAGATGAAATCTAAGGCTCTGCGAGCGCTAGGGAGACGAAATGCCACAGCCAATATCATTCCAGATGACAGTATAGGGCGTGAGGTTTATCATGTCGCTATTACAGTCTCTGACACAATTTTTTAAAAGGAGAATTAAATGGAAGTAACTGAACAAATCAAAGTAACGACCGCTAAGCCATTATCTGGCAAGAAGGTCTTTTACTTTATTCAATCTATTCATGCAAAACTTGGTAGCAATGCTATCTTGCCTGCTTATCGTACTGATGGTGGCTTGACCTTGGGCGCTGAATACTCTGACGAGCAAACGCAACAAGGCCTCTTGTTGGACAAGACCAATACAGCTCACGAAATCGAATTAACGACTAAATTTGCGCCAGCCGATCCGTCAGTAGCGGTTATCGAAAAAGCAAATGATACGGGAGAATCTGTAAAAATTTGGCGCGTTCTGGTTGACGAAAGTCTTAAGAAGAAAGGTAAAGGTAATCTTTCTCAAAAAGACGTTTATCCTGCTAAATTCGGTTACGCTAAAATTGGTGACATCGAATACAGTGAAGGTATAGAAGATATCGTCGAAGCTAATTATACGGCCAGCATTGTTGGTAAGTTGCAGAACGGCGAATTCCCGCTCTCTGATGAGGAAATCGCTTTGCTAAATGATGTTTACGAATACCAAAACCCAGGCGAAACAACCGGTGATTACGACAACATCAAAAAGTCCGAAGACTAATTAACAGGGATGGCAAGTGTCATCCCTTTTCTTTTTATGGAGGAATCATGGAATTTACAGTAAAAAACAAACCTGTCGAGATTAAATTCGACTACCGCTTAATGTTTGCGATTGACAAGAAATTGGCGACTACTAACGCTCAGACTGGTGAAAAGAACAACGATGGCGTGGCTAACCTATTTAGCAAAATCTTAAACAAAGATGACCAAGGCATTGTTGATTTGATTGTCTTGTCAACAGACAAAACCAGCGAAAACGAAGCAATCACTGCTATCGTAACATGGCTGGAAGATCATGAAGCGACTGACACAGATGAGCTTTTTAAAGGTATCCAAGATGAAATGGTGGAATCTGGTTTTTTCAAAGGGAAGATTTTGAAATATATCGCGAATATAGAAAAAGTCCTCAAGTACATGAAGAGCCAGAAAGACGTAGACGAGCTGCAGGTCAAAGCGGTAGAAGAAACTATTACCGAGATGAAAAGCGCAGCATCTTAACAGAGTGTGCCAGACTAGGACTGACAGACTTAGAGCTTATCTACTCACTGAACAAGTGGGAGCTAGATGCCATCCTTGAAGGTCTGCATTACAGACAGATTGAGGAGCGTGAAAATCTATCTGCCTTGGCTTTGGAGTTGCGCTATACGCTAAATGCTAAGAAAGTTAGTGCAAGTAAGCTGAGCAAGAGAAAAGATCGTGACAAGGTCCGGAATTTGTTTAATGACAATCATTCGACTGGCCAGCAGAGTAGTGATAATCTGGCGGAAAAACTTAAAAAATTGAACGACTATTTCATGAATCGATAAAAAGAAAGGAGGGGAAGATGGCACAATTTGATGGGTCTATCTTTGCGTATGTCGGCGCGGATATAAAAGACTATCAGCAGGCAATGAATCAAATCCAAGCTAGTACTCAGAAGGCTTTTCAGAGGGCACAGGATGCAGCTGTCAACAGTTCAAATGGTCTGGTCAAGATGGTTGGTCAGACTATGGCGCAGTTGGCAAGCAATGGCCAATCTCTGGGGCAACGACTCGGGAATGCTTTTTCAACGGGTTTGAATTTGTCCTTGGGTCAAATCCAGCGGATTGCGGCATCCATTGGCGAAAAAATTCCCCAACCCATAAAAAATGGATTTGCACGAGCCATGACAGCTGTTCAGACGACAGTTTCAGCTGTTGGTAGTAAGATTAATGCAAGTATAGCAAAAACTTTTAATTTTGATATCAGTAAGGCTATCAGCAAACCAAGCGCCGCTATTTCTCAACTGCATCATGCAGTTAATAAATTTGCAGATGGAGCGATAAGTAAACTAACTGCGGTAGGCGGCGCCTTTCTTAACTCTGCAAATAATATGCAGAGTCATTCTGGCGTTTTTCGCGCGATCGGAAACAGTGCTATTTCAACTGCAGCTAAGGTTGGTTTTTTAAGATCAGAATTGGTTTCGACATTGTCAAAAACCGCTTTAAGTCTTGGAAAATCATCTTGGAATGATGTTTTTTCTGGAATCGTTTCGAGTGCTGCCCAGTCTTTAAGTCGCCTGAAATCAAAATTTGATAGCACAGCCGACAAAATCAGCAACTCCTTTGGTGGAAAACTGGTCTCGAGCATAGCCAATCTATCAACTAAGATGGCCAGTGCTTTGGGTAATGGTTTTACCAACCTGTCGGCCAAAGCGACTAGTGTTCTCAATGGGATAAGCCAAAAATTCGCTAACTCAGCAAGCGCAGGCGAAAGGCTAAGAAGTACCATTTCAAGTATCGTCTCAGCGTTCAGCTTAATGGCAGTAGCTCAAAGGGCTATAAGTGCGGTAACTGGGGCTCTTGACGGCGCAGTTAGTCGTGTGGATACGATGAACCGTTTCCCTAAAACTATGGAGTTGTTCGGCTATTCGGCAGAGCAGTCTAAAGGAGCGATTGACAAGCTTTCAAACGGCATCGAAGGTCTGCCCACAACGTTGGATAGTGCAGTTTCTGCTGCTCAACAACTAACCATAACGACAGGAAATCTCGATCGTGGTACAGATTTGGCATTGGCATTCAACAACGCTATGTTAGGATACGGAGCTACGACCGAAAACGCCGGTTTTGCCCTAAGGCAATTTAACCAAGCGCTAGGATCCGGGAAGTTACAGGCAGAAGAATTCAATTCGATTGCAGAAGCGGCACCGGGATTGATGAATAAAATGGCGACAGCGTTTGGCAAAAACAATGTCGCTGAATTCAAGAAAGCCTTATCCGAAGGCGAGATCACGATGGACCAATTTTCGGATAAGTTGATCGAGCTTAATAACGAGGTTGGCGGTTTTGCAGATATGGCACAAACGTCAGCTGGCGGAATTCGTACTGCAATGGGCAATGCTAAAAACGCCGTTGTCCGTGGTGTCGCTGGTATGATTACCGCTTTTGATGAAGCTGCTAAGGCTAATGGTATGAAAACCATTGCCGAGAACCTGTTATCGCTTAAACCTATGATTTTAGGAGCGTTTGATACTGTTAACAATATCATCCCTAATCTTGTAGGTGCTTTTGCCCGGTTAAAGTCAATGGTCAAAATTGATACATCTGGTTTTGGTGCAGGTATAAAGGCTGGTTTTGATTTAGTCAATCAAGCTCTTGGAGAATTTGCCAAAAAAGGGGAAATCTCTAAAGAAGTCATTGATAAAATTAAAGCTAAAATCGAAGAAATCGGGCCCAAAGCGATCGCGGCATGGGCGTTACTCAATCCGAAGACGGCTATCGCTACACTTTTGCCATTGATAAGCAAATTAGGTGCTCTTGGTGTATTCTTGGGAGGTCTGGGGGCAAAGTTCGGAGCTTTTGGCTCTATTGTAGGCTCTGCTTTTAGCAATGTCGGAGGTTTAATCGGCGTTCTTGCCGCCAAAATGACGGGGCTATCCGGTGTTTTTGGCATGGCAGCAAGTCGCGGTCTCTCTGTACTTGGTACGATGACAAGCGCTATGACGAACATAGCAGGTGTTGCTATGGCAGCAATCGGACCAGCGGCTATCCTTGGTTTAGTAGTAGTAGGGTTAGGATTGATTAATTCCCAATTCGGGGCTCAAATTGACCAGCTTTTGAGCATTGTTAACACCAAGGGGCCGTTAATCATCCAAAATCTAGTTGGTGGTATTACTAGCAAAATACCTGATTTGATTGCAAGCGGGGTGGATTTAATTGCTCAGTTTGCAAATAGTTTTGCAATCATGTTCCCTGTTTTAGTCCAAGCTGGAATTGATTTGATTTCTAGCCTTGTGCAAGGGGTAGGAGCAAATGCAGGTAGTTTAATTAGTTCTGCAATTACTGTTATCTTTACTTTTGTAAGTTCGATTGTAGGGGCGTTGCCTCAGTTGCTATCGCTTGGGATGGATTTGCTTGCTAATATCGCAAGTGGCATTGTATCTAACATCCCGCTGATTGCTGAGCAGGCACAAGCTATTGTTACTAATTTTATGTCCAGTATGTCGGCGAATATGCCGAACATTGTTGCTAAGGGTATCGAGATCATACAAAATCTGGTGACCGGGGCTATCCAGATGTTGCCTACGATCTTGCAAATCGGCACGCAGGTTATCACTGGGTTTATCAGCGGATTGGTATCCTATCTACCGCAAATTCTGACAGCGGGCGTGAGCCTCATCATCCAGCTGGTCCAAGGGATTATTCAGAATCTACCAACGATTATCCAATCTGGTGTACAGATCATCCAATCTCTAATCAGTGGCATTGCACAATCTCTTCCACAAATCATTGCCGCTGGCATCCAATTAATTGTCCAGTTGGCGATGGCTTTAATCCAAGGTTTACCGACCATTATCCAGGCTGGTTTTGATCTTATCATGGGTCTTGGTAAGGCAATGGTAGAGGCAATTCCTAATGCTCTTTCTGGTGTTTGGGAAGGCATCAAGTCAGGATTTACAGGTGTTTGGGACTGGGTTACTGGTAAAAACTCCGAAGGCGCAGCAAATACTAGCGCTAAAATCACCGAGACAGCTACTACAGTTGAGGCAACAACAGCTAATATGGCGGCTAATGTTTCGACTAACATGCAGTTACTAGCTGATGGCGTGAATGTCAATATGTCTACAGCTAATCTGAACGCGAACAACCAAGCTTTGCAAATGTTAACCGGCGTTACCGGTCAAACAAGCGCAATGGCACTGACTGCAACCAATGACACTCTTGCTTTGGCTATGGGCGTAAATGACAATTTAGCAACCGCTAGCACCAATGCAACCGCAAACGCACAAGCGATGGCAAGCGGCGTAAACACGGCAACATCCACCATGAACTTAGATGCCGTTAATCAAGCGCTTAGTCTATCAGCGGGTGTATCTGCCAACATGTTGCAGGCTCAAACCAACGCTACGAGCGCTGCACAAGTCGCAAATACTCAGGTTGCTGCGAATTTTAACCAGATGCAGACTAGCGCAAACAGTGCAGCTAGCGGTCTGGCGACAAAAGTCACGGCAGAGCTAAATAAAGCTTCTTCTTCGGCCAATTCTGCGTCTGCTAAGATTTCCTCTGACATCACTAGCAATTTTGACAAGGCCAAGTCTTCGGCAACCAGTGCCATGAATGGCTTGTCATCTGCTGTAACTAGCGGGATGAATAAGATTACCTCGGCCGTCCAGTCTAGCGGAAATAAGATGAACTCGGTGTTTGCAAACACCTTTAATCAAGTCAGAAGTGTGACACAATCGGGTATGGCAGGTGTAGCCTCAGCTATCAGCAACGGCATGAACCAGTCCTTGTCTGTCACAACTAGCACAGGGGCCAATATGGTGGCTATCATGAATGGTACTGTAAGGGCTATGGCATCGGCTGGTTATAATGCAGGCATTGGCTTTGGTAACGGTCTTGCTGGTACAGCAGGGTATATCTACTCAGTAGCCAACAGCATTGCAGCAAACGTCTCTGCGACGATTCGTAGAGCTTTGGACATCCACTCACCGTCAAGAGAAACCAAAGAGCTCGGTAGTTTTACCGGAGAAGGTTTCGCTATCGGTATGGCCGGATGGCTCGGAGATATAAAAGATATTGGTAAGGAGTACGCCTTGGCAGTTACAGACCAAAAATGGGGCGTTGAGAGCTCTATGACTTTATCTGGTCAAGTATCTAACTCGGGTATTGCGTCCAGCATTGAGAGCTTGTCTGACGAAGTAAAAAACACTTCTCTGGCTGAGCCGGTCTTTGAAGTCCATAATGAAATTGTTGGTGATAAAATCTATACACACGTCAAAGAGAAGGAAGCCCGTGAAGAGGCTAAGAATGATTATTTTAACTATTAGAAAGGCAGGTAAGTTATGGATCTGTTAATCACTAAAGGAAACACGTCTGTCAAGCTATCAGACTATGGCCTTTATAATATTACTGTCGCCGATGGCTCGCCTGCCATCTCTATAGATAAGCGGTCAGTCAGTGGTCGAAACGGGAATATTTACGGTGGGGCAGTCTTTACTGCAAAGACGATTAAGGTATCTGGACGCTTTAGCGTAGATAGCCCTCGGGCAGCCATGGAAAAGCAGGATGAATTAAACGGTTTGTTATTAGATGACGAGCCGTTTTTTATCACCAAAATGTATCCTAACAAGGCTGGATTTTATGATTTTCAAGTCCCTGGTCAAACGACAGGGGATTTGGACGTTATAAGGCAGCCACATACTGCTTGGAAGTACCGCTATAAAGTCGTCGCAAGTAGCGAGATTGATTTTCGGTTTGTAGGGAATTCTGGCCAAGGGCTGAAATACGATATCTCTATGACATTTACAACAACGGATTTACCGTTTGGTATGACAATCCCAAAGACGTTGACGCTTAATGGCGGGGCTTTTGATTACGCAGGAACTGCTAAGCTTAGCCAGCTGGAGTGGCCTTTTGTGGTCGAAATGACTGCTGACGGGAATCAGTCTGGATTTTATTTGGAAATATCGGGCAAGCGATTTGAGTATAGTCAGGTCGGGAATATCAATCCTGGTGATGTCTTTAGGCTGACAGGAATTGAGACAACCAAAAACCGAATCAATGTCAATGCCAAAACGAATTACGGGTATTTTGTCATCAGTCCGACATTGAATAAAAAAATCACGTACAAGACAAATTTCAACGGTACTATTAAGCTGTTGAATTTCGTTGAGTTGTACAAGTAAAGGAGGTGATTGCAGTTGATTACGTTTTTAGATGAGCGTGATGTCGAATACGGCGCTTTAGCAACCATTAAGGCTACAAACGCGGTGAATGGCGAGCGGTCAATCTCTGGTGAAATCATCTCTGGTGATCACGTTTTGAGCCATATTGAACGTGGTTGGCGATTGAGGTTTGAAGATGAATACTATGTCATCACTTACGCTAAACCGATTGATGGAGGGCGTCAAACCAGTGTTTCTTTTGATGCGGTTCATCAATTTTTTTGGGATTTTGACAAATCGTCTGTCCACAGTCAGTTAAAAGATGGATCGCATACCTTTGACGCTTATCTAGAGTTTATCTTCAAGGACAGTGGATACCGCTACACAGTAGACTCGCTGTTGAAAATTTCGGCTTTTTCTAAACAATCGTTTGGCTATAAAAAACGTTTGACTCTCTTTAATGACATCATCAAGTCAACGGGTGTTGAATTTGCTGTCTCAGGCAAGGTTGTTAGGATCCTGGCAAAGGCAGGGACGGACTTATCCACGGTGGTTCGAAAAAACTTTAATCTAAATGAGTTGGGTATTGAAAAAAATATAGGGGACTTTGTGACCTATCAAAAGGGGTTTGGTGCCTGGAACGATAGCGAAGATCACTCTAAAGGGCGCTTAGAAGTTGAGTACGAGAGCCCCTTGGCTTCTGTTTACGGACGTTTGGAAGCAGAGCCGTTTGTAGACGAGCGTTACACCATAAGCGAAAACATGCTGTCTGTCCTTAAGGAAAATGTCGATAACTCCTACACAATCAGCGTCAAGATTGATATGGAAGACCTAACAAAGGCGGGCTATGACTATACCCAACCAAGAGCGGGTGATTACATCATGGCCATCAACGAAACATTAGGTTTCCAGGAGAAAATCCGCATAGTCTCCTACGTTAGCGAGTACGATGTCAAAGGGATTTTGGTCAAACACGAAGTCACTTGCAATGACATTGGCTCTGTCAAAAAACAATCGGCCGGTTATAGTGTAGCTAAGAAGCAAATGCAGTCTACTGCCGACGATGTAAATAAGGCTTTAGAGGTTGCCAATCGTGCAATGGTGTCAGCTGATGGTAAAAATACAGTCTACTTCGGGGTCGAATTTCCTAAAGATGAACCCAAAGGTACGTTAAAAAAAGGCGATTCGCTTTATCTCCAGATCGGCGAAGAAACCAAAATGTATTTTTGGAATGGTGCTGAGTGGGAGGAGCCTCCAGTTGTTAACGACGTTGAAAAGTTTAAGCGCGACATCGCAGAAGAATTTGAAACGGTCAATGCCACCATGCAAGCCAACGAAGCCAAGCGAGAAAAGCAAGCAAGGGAATTTCTAGACCAAGCTGGTGCTAGCACGGATTTAGCTAACACAGCTAAACAGATTGCTGAGGAGGTAAAAGCTGGGTATGCGGATACTGTGTCCATGGTTCAGCAAGCTAAAAGCAATCTTGAGGGACAAATGGCAAATACCAAGGCTACTGTCACCCAGCAGGCTCAGCAGCTAGCTGACCAAGCGAGGACACAAGGGGAATTACAAACCCTGGTCGCCGAGACAAAGAAAACGGCAGAAGGGGCTAAGGCAATCGTAACTGAACTGTCAAAAACAGTCAATAGCACGACAGGCAATCTGACCAGTGTCACCCAGCGGGTGGCGAGTGTTGAGACGGGCCTGTCTGGTGTTCGTGAGCAGTACAGCCAGCTCAATCAGGCTGTTAGCAGTCAGACTGGTCAAATCACGGCTGTTACTCGGCAGACAGCAGACCTGCAACGAGGGTTGGATGGGGTGACGGAGCGGTTTGAGAATATTAGCGTCGGCGGGGTGAACCTTGTCAAGCGAACAGGTGAGCCTTTCGTAATGGGTTACGGCATCACTAACACGACCTGGAACGATAGCGAGCAAAAAGCTGTCTTAGACTTGACTAATCCTGCCAATCGTCGTGACCTTAACGGTGAAATATTGCCTCAGAGTAGTGCTCTCAATAATTTTAAGCCTCAAAAGGGAGTGACTTATACCCAGTCTATTAGGGTTGATACGGATGCGACGTTTATTCCTGATGGCTCGCTAAAATTTACATGGTTCACGCTGTCGCCATCAGCTCACAATTTCACATCAGCTAATATCAAAAAAATAGGCGAAAACAGCTACTTGCTGTGGTCAACTCGTACGTGGCACACGGAGAATAACCCGTTGCGAGCTTTTGACATCATCAACTTGCATCAGGTTCTAGATTTTAGAAACTCTGGAACTTATCTGAAGTTTTACAAGCCTAAGCTCGAGTTGGGCACTATCCCTACTGACTGGTCGCGAGCCGATGAAGACTTGCGACAGGAATTTGCGGACTATAAGCGGACAGTAGATGAAAACAGTGCGGAGCTGGGGCGACGTGTCCAAACTTTGGACGGCAATCTGTCTGAGACAAAGACATTGGCCCGGCAAACAGCAGACAGCATTGAGCAACTAGCTACCAAGGTTAATGTTGATCAGGATGGCAGAATCACACGAGCGGAATCAAGCATCAGTCAAAATGCCGAGGAAATCGCTAAGCGCCTGACAAGGGCCGAGGTTGATAGCTTGGTTGATGGCAAAGGCCTTGTCTCAGCTAAGGTATTTGACAATTACAAGCGTGAGACAGCGCAGACGATTGAGCACCAGTTGACTGAGACAAGAGGGATGATACCGAAAAATTTTGGTGGTGTTAATCTGCTCAAAAACACAGAGACTATGACAGGTACAGGCTGGTCTAGTAGTGGCCATGTTTGGAGAAAATCTCAAGAGACGTACCGTAACCAACCGATTTTTGAGTGGGTAAGCGGAGGTAAGCATACTCCTATCGCTTATTACTCGGTTACGTCAGGTGCAACATATACATTTAGCACTTATGTCAAAAAAGGCAGTCAAGGGCGAATTTTCCTCTATCTTTATGATGACAACAAGTTTTTAAATGTTAATCGAGACCAAATTTTTCAACTTGAGGCGGATAAGTTCAGTCTTATTTCAGTGACTTTTACGGCAGAGCGTGTCGGGACATTAGCTATTCGTTTAGCGATGATAACCGATGAGCAAGGTGGTTTTAGTCACACACCGTTCATGCTTGAGCACAGTACTATTCCCACCGACTGGTCACCTGCGCTTGAAGACATGGTCACTTCGGTCGATTTTAATCAAGTCAAAGAAACAGCTCAACTCTACGAGCGTACGATTGGGACCACTGGTCAAGGGATAGCGGACAACATCGCCCGCATGGCTATGACATCTAATATTTTCCAAGTGGAGGTCGGCAAGAGCTTGTCAAAGAATGACAATCTCGTTTATGACCCGACCAACTACTCACGTCACCAGCCTCGATCTACCAGTAATGCGGCAGATTACTACATGACAGGAACCAACACCTACAAGCTTTTGGTGATTAAGCAGACTGGACATACAGCTCATCAATGGCGAGGTTTTCAGGTTCCCTTACGAACCGCCACTTTTACGAAAGGCGAAAAACTCAGTTATCGTGTCAATCTTTGGGTGGATGTGCTTCCTGATGATATTATTAGTTTTGAGATTAAAAACGCTGGCACCATAATAGGTTCTTTTCAGATTATGCCAAACAAAACTGGTGCCGCTCAGATTTTTACGGGCACATTTACAGTCAACTCTGACACTATAGTCACAGACGATTACGGTCTGCACGTCTGGTTGCGAAAAAACGGTCAGGTCGCCATTGGACAAATTTCTATCGTCCGAGGGGAAGTTCCGCCAGACAGATTTGTGGATAGTACCTCGGCGCAAGAGGTGGTGAACTCTACCCGCGTCACCCAGTTGGCGGATAGCTATGCCATTAAAACCCTAAACAGTAATGGCGCTGTGCTGTCTGCGGTCAATGTCGCTACTGGAGGCGTGGCGCTACAAGCTGGTCAGAATAAGCTGGTTGTGGCACCTAGTACGACCTATATCCAAGACGGAACGATTAAGAATGCCATGATTGAGAGCCTGCACGGGGGCAAGATACAGGCGGGGTCGGTGACGAGCAGTGTGATTGCTGCAGGGGCTGTCAATGCGAGCCATTTGGTGGTTGATCAGGCGCTGTTCGATAAGTTAATGGCTAATGAAGCTTATCTAAAACAGCTCTTTGCCAAGAATGCCTTCATCACTAGTGTTCAGTCAGTGAGTATATCAGCTAACCAGATTTCTGGTGGTAAGTTGACGGCTTTGAATGGACATACAAGCTTTAATCTACAAACAGGTGAACTCCGAACGATGGGGGGAAATAGTGGCATCGTGATAAACAATGGCGCTTTTGATTTCGTGAGATCAGACGGAAAAAGCATTGCGGGTTATTCTACTATATCCAACAACAACATTATTCAAGGGGGAGCGATTGGTTCACACGCAGGATTTAATTTTCATATCACTACACAGACAGGTGCAAGAAAGATGTTAACTTTTACAGACGACAATCGCATGATGGTCGCTAGCGCCATGACAATTGTCAGCGATAGTGTTAACCAAAATGAAAAAATCGGTGTGAGATTAGTACGTCGCAACTTCGGTGGTGGTTATTGTACAGCAATTATTTCTTCACAGAGCGGCGCAGGCATAGAAGTTTACGATGACGGAAAGGTTCGTGCAGTTGGTGCAAATGGCAAATATGTCGATTTAATTTAGGAGGAGAAACAAATGAACGACACAATACAATCTAAATTAGCAATCAATATCGCTAGCAAAGCTTTGATGATTGCGACGCTGGAAGCTCAAAACGAGGAGCTGCAATCTCAGCTAGGTCAAGCTCTAGCCCAATCTGAAACTGATAAGCAACGGATTGAGGAGTTAGAGGCTGAAAATGCTGAACTCGCTGAGAAGTTGCGATTGCTGACAGAGGGTGAGGTGGTTGAATGAGGTCTTGGAGTGTAGCGGGAAAATACCAAATATTTGATAGTGACGGAGTGATTACACACACAGAAATCGTTCTCGCCTCAACGACAGCAGGTTATGCGACCTTTACCGAGCGAGTGCTTGGAGACCAAACTGGCAAGAGTGAGCGTGAACTGGTCGAATTAGCCCGTGAGGCGCTTTTCAAGTCCGAGTTTTCAGACCGAGCTATGGCCGAGAGCGTCCAGAAGATTGATGAGATTGAAGCAGTTGTCAAGTCTGCTAAAAAATTCATGGCTGAAGCTGAGACTAAGATGACAGTCATGGCTAAGTCGCAGACTGATTTGGAAGAACGCTTGTCGTTAGCAGAAACTGACAGGAACACTCGCTTTAAGGCGATTGAAGATCAGTTCGCTATTCTCAATGGATCTGTGATGGAGATGATTACAGACTATTATTCTCAATCAGGGGAGGAAGAAGATGTTTCGGACACTGAAAGCAATGACAATGTCGACGGTAGCGACAATTCTACCACTAACGAAAATACAGAAACGGAGTAATAACATGATGGTAATGTTAATGGCGATGAATATTGTAGATGAGCACTTTGATTTTTCTTTCAAGGATGTGCCAAAGATTTTCAAAAAGCGTGTTAAGGCACAGCTGGAGTTGATGGGGCATCCAGAGCTTGCAGATGAAAAAGTTGTCAACTACACGCCGAAAGGGGAGTAGGCTATGCCTATTGAACAAGTTGAGAGAATAGCTCAGTCACAATTTGTCTGGGCTATTCTTTTTATTCTTCTGTTTGGAGCGGTGGTTCGCTATCTGGTCCGCACATCGGATAAAAGGGAGAGAAAGTTGACAGACTTTTTTGAGCAATCACGAACCGAGGCTAATCAGCGTGAAGAACGCTTAATGGACCATTTGGATCAGACGACGGTGGAGCTGAAGGGGATTTCGCAAACTGTCGGAGAGGTTCAAAAAGAGTTAGTCCGTATGAATGACCGTATGGACGAAATCGAGAAAGGACGATAATATGCAAGATATTCAGACAATTTTAGTGACAGCATTCCTGTCTATCGTAACAGCTTTAGTTGGGGTAGCTGTTCAGTCGGTTAAGAAATACCTTATTGCCAAAGGTGGCGAAAAGGCTGTTAAAATCGTTGAGATTTTGGCAAAGAATGCCGTGAATGCCGTTGAGCAGATTGCGGCGGAGAATGGTTGGAAAGGTGCTGATAAATTGCAGGCTGCTAAAGTAGCTGTCAGCGATGAATTGGCTAAGCACAATATCTATATGACTGACAAGCAACTTGATGTCTTTATTGAAGCTGCCGTAAAGCAGATGCACGATAATTGGAGAGGTGGTCATCATGGGAATTAACATTGAAACGGCTATTGCATGGATGTCAGCACGAGCTGGAAAAGTGACCTACTCAATGGACTACCGCAATGGTCCGAATAGTTATGACTGCTCTAGTGCTGTATATTATGCGCTAATGGCGGGTGGTGCAATTTCTGCAGGTTGGGCCGTAAATACCGAGTACATGCACGACTGGTTGATCAAAAACGGCTACGAGCTGATCGCTGAGAACCAGGCCTTTACCGCCCAGCGTGGCGACGTCTTTATCTGGGGTCGTCGGGGTCAATCTAGCGGTGCGGCTGGTCACACGGGTATGTTCGTCGACGGCGACAACATCATCCACTGCAACTGGTCGGCCAAAGGCATTAGCGTGACTGACCACGATGTCAGCTGGTCTTATGCTGGTCGGCCTTACTACTACATCTATCGTTTGAAAAATGGCGGAGCTTCTCAGACCAAAAGCGATGAGCAGTTGGCTCGAGAGGTCTTGGCTGGTGCCTATGGCGATGGCAAAGTCCGTCAGCAGGCACTTGGCTCGAGAGCTGAGGCTGTGCAAAGGATGGTCAATGAGCTACTTAAGACAGATCAAAAGGACCCTGACAAATCGGACCAAGAACTGGCCCAGGAAGTCCTAGCAGGGAAGCACGGCAACGGTGATGATCGCAAGAAAGCTCTGGGTAGTCGTTACGAGGCTGTGCAGGCTATTGTCAGCGATATGGTCAAAGCGAAACAGACCCAGACTGAGTCAGCTCAACCAGTAGTCCAACAGGAGTCTGGTGACCTGTCCTTTAATGGTGCAATCCTCAAAAAGTCAGTCCTTGATGCCATTCTGGCCAAGTGCAAGGAGCATAACATCCTCCCTAGCTACGCTATCACCGTCCTGCACTTTGAGGGGCTTTGGGGGACCTCGGCAGTCGGTAAGGCAGACAACAACTGGGGAGGCATGACCTTGACTGGCAAAGCTGAGCGACCTAGTGGTGTGACCGTGACTCAAGGCTCACCCCGTCCATCAAATGAAGGTGGCCACTATATGCGGTATGCCTCTGTAGAGGACTTCCTGACGGATTGGTTTTACCTGCTACGCTCAGGCGGTAGCTATAAGGTCAGCGGTGCTAAGACATTCTCAGAAGCTATTAAGGGTATGTTCAAGGCAGGCGGTGCAGTCTATGACTATGCTGCAAGTGGCTATGATGACTACCTTGTGGGAGCTTCTAGCCGTTTGAAAGCCATTGAGCAGGAGAACGGATCACTAGACAAGTTTGACCGTGCTACCGTCGATAATGTCGGTAGCAAAGACAAGATTGACATCACGATTGATGGGGTTGAAATCTCTATCAATGGTGTCACTTACAAGCTGACTAAAACGCCAGTTTAA